ATCCAATGATGTTAGCATCCGATTTGGCTGGTACGGAAGATATGGATGGTAGATATGCGGTAATGATGAGTGTAGCCGTTTCTCGTTCATCCTTAATGGGAGACAAATCATATTCAGCTACTGCACTTATTTGGAGTACTATGAATCAATTTGCATTGAGTGCTGGGGTTACTAAGATGGATTTTGAGGAGGGCAAATTAAATGCGATACATTCATACGGAACTACATTTGCGTACCTTAAAGGAACTCTAATGAACCTTAATGGGTACACCTACATCAAGCCACACCCTAAGTACGGAACATTTGGATATAATGTAGGTGTAATTACCTTAATGATGCCAAATATGGGTAGTAGTGGATATAGTGTATCCCTAAGTGCATCTGCAGTTGGATTTTGGATGAAACCATATTCTTATAGTAGAAAGGTTACTCTAACTCCTCAAATATTCGTAATGCAATCCCCAATAGCTTGGAATACAATGACTGGTAATAGTTCTGTAAGTAGAACACCTGGAGCAATTGTAGGATTGGGGTATGATTACAAAATAAGTAAAAGATTTGGGTTATCTACATCATATAGAGGAGCAATGACCTTTGAACCCAACTTTAATTTACTACATAACTTTCAAATTGGTTCAAAAATGGTATTTTAGAATAACTGAATATTTATACACATAAAATAATATATTATGAAAAATTTGTTGAACTTTAGAAATATTGCTATTGTAGCATTGGTTATTTACATCCTTTTACAGTGGTTTAATCCTGGTGGAGTAATGCCTGGTGGTAGAACTATCCGTATTGAAGGTAAAAAATATGAAATTATCAAGCATGATATCGATACTTTAGAAGTTGTTAAAACTAAAGTGGTAACTAAAAAAGGTGAAGATATTTATCACGAAACAATCGTAGAAAAAGAAGTTCTTATTCCAGCAATAGTAGATACAGCTGCATTATTAAAAGATTATTATTCAAAAGTATTATACAAAGATGTGTTGGTATTGCCTGATTCATTGGGAACTGTATCTGTAATTGATACTATCTCACAAAACAAAATCTTAGGTAGAACATTTAATGCAAGTGTAAAAGAAAGAACTATAAAAGAAACTATGATTGTTAAAGAACCTGCAAAAACTCAATTATATTATGGTTTGAATGCTGGATTTAACAAAGAAGATTATATTTCAGCAGTTGGAGCTGGTTTAATTCTTAAAACTAAAAAGGATAAAATTTATAACTTAAACATTGGTGTAAATAATAGAACTGTTGATGGTACAAATGGTTCATTCTCACCTTATGTTGGATTTGGTACTTATTGGAAAATTAAAGTAAAGAAATAAGATGATACGATTATCACAACTAAACGAAGCATCAGAAGTACAATTAAAAGATTTGCAACCAATTCAACAAAAGCAAGTTATGGCTTTTGAAAAATTGATTGGTGGCAAAGTAGATTCTATATTTGATGGAATACATGGTTTTATTGTAGACATAAAAGTAAGTGGTGGGCATGGTAATTATAGATTTGAAGCAGATGATTTGAAAAAATTATTATCTTTGAAAGTTCGTTGGATAGAAGCAGATGGTGATTACATTTCAATAGCATTTTAATATGATAAAGTTAAAAAATATACTAAACGAAGAAAAGCCAGGGTTATGGGCAAACATCAGAGCTAAGCAAGCTAGAGGTGAAAAACCGGCACATGGTAATTCCGATGCACATAAAGATGCAGTTAAAGCTGGTAAAGAAATAAACAAAGAGGAATCTGTAAGCGAAGTAATATTACAAAAAGGTAAAACTTATGGTGGTACTAAATGTGAAGGTGGATGCTTTATGGGTAAGGAAGGTTTGAAAAAAATAATTAAAATATCAAAGGATTCTCCTAAAGATGTTTTTATGTTCAGAGATGATAACTATTCTGGATTACAACCACACTTTATTAAGAATGGTGTAATTGCAAAAGCAACTGTAATCAATCCGGCTTACGATTTGGAAAAGCACAAAGTAAGAAGTTTGAATATTGGTAAGGATGTAATTCTTTCAGTAAGATTATTTGTATCAACAAACGAATCAATAAAAGAAGCAAAATCCGATTACGAAGTATATCACAAATCATATACATCGGCTATTCAAGCAGCTAAAGAATATGCGGAGAAAAAAGGATACGAAATAAATGATGATGATTCTTTCAGACAGATAGGAATGGGTCCTAGAAAACCATCGGAAGGTAAGACTAACAAATTTAGTATTGAGTTATCTAAGGATGGTAAGGTTCAAAGAAAGAAGCTACAAATTCAGGTTTATGGTATGAAAAATTCTTACGAATTAAACGCATATATCCAATAATAAATAAATGAAACTTTTAGAGTGCATCATTGTATCTAAAGAAATTAACGATAAGTTTATCTTAGCTAAAAACAGAGATAGAGCTTATAATCCATCTTTAGAAATTGTACATACTATCATTGATGGTGTGGAAGTTGCATATCTGCACGATTTGGTAACTGATTGGAGCGAAGGATTAAACGAAAACGGAATTGGTGTTGTAAATTCAGCACTATTAGTTGGACATGATGAAGCGGAACATAAGATTGTAAAGAAAGGTGGTAAACCTGGACCTGATGGAGATAAGATGAGAAATATCATTAAACAACCTACTCTAATGGATGCAGTAAGAGCTGCACTATCATATAAGGGTAAGAGTGGATTATCTCTTAAAGGTCATACATTTGTATCATCTCCAAAACATATGGTTAGTATTGAAACTACATCAAAGCATAAGCCTGATGTTAAACTTCAAAATTCAGAATCGCCTGTTGTTCGTACAAATCACGGACATATGTTTACCGATGCCGGATATACAAATGGCGAGAAATATTTAAGTTCAAAATTAAGAAAGATATCAGCTGAAAAATCAGTTGATAAAGTGGAGGATTGGAAAGGAATAGCACAAGCTATGAGAAAGGAATACTTTCCAAATAGACCGGCTCTCAATATGAAAAGAGATACGGAAGAAATGTCTACATCATCTCAAACTGTAATGAACCTAACTGATAAGGTATTACAAATAACATACTTTAAGAACAAAGTAAACGAATTCAAAGGTATTAATCGACAACTGCCTGATGGATATCAACCTAAGATTACAATTGAAGTAATCTCAATTTAATTTCAACATTTTAATACAATCATATTTATATACATACAAAATGTAAATATATTAATATGTCAAACGATTTCGAATTATTTCCTGGTAAATCCCTAAACGGGTTATTTCAGGATATCTATAATAATCAAGTTCAAAAAAAAGCTAAAATAAGTGATTTAATCAATGAATTAAAAAAAATGGTTAAAAGTACAAGTGATATGGGAAATTTAGGACCATTAATTAATTCACTAATAGATAGCTCAATTAGAAACGATGACCATTTGGTTAAGTTAGCATCCATTGCAACTAAAATTGTTGCTGCAGACAAAAAGACAGAGGGACAAGAAGGATTTTTATCCCCATTTGAGAAAGAACAATTACTTAGAGATTTAGAAGATACTAAGGCTGAAGTTGAAAGAGTTGATGACTTAGAATTTGAATTAGATGAGTTAAAACAAAAAATGAAATAAGTATGCCAATTCAAAATTCAACCACATCTACCGGAGTATCATCTCAAATAGGAAAAGTAGCCGGCTCGCAATCAAGTCTTGGTGTTGTATATTCTGTAATATTGGATATGGAACATCCATTAATAAAAAGCGATAAAAATATAACTACAGAGTATATAGGTGCTATTGAATTTAGATACACATCAAAAGGACGTACAACGGATGAAGAAACTTTACCAATTGCACATCCGTATGATAAAAATTTCAAAAAATTACCTGTAAGAAATGAAGTTGTTGAAATTATAGTAGGTCAATCTGGTCAATTATTTTATCAAAGGATTGGAACGGAACTTGGACCTAATATAAATGCGGATAGAGAATATATTAAGAATAATTTTTCACCAAATACTCAACAAACATCCGAAGATAAAAAAGATAGTTATGCAAGAGTTGAAAATACTGGTATGGCTAAAACTACCAAAGATAATTCAACTAAATATGATGGATACGGAAGTTATTTTACACAACAACAAGGTATTCATAAATTAAAATTATATGAAGGTGATGAAGTTATTGAAAGTAGATTTGGCCAATCAATACGATTTTCTGCATATAATAATGATAAAAAAGTATTTGCACCAACTATTTTTATAAGAAACGGAGAAAATGCAGTATCTAAAAAAAATGAAATAAACTCCGTAACAGAAGAAGATGTTAATAAAGATGGTAGTACTATTGCATTAATTTCAAATGAATATCAACTTGGATTTGTTCCTGGTACATTGGATGAAAAAAACGCTTCGGATTTTCAAACAAAGCCAACGGCATTCAAAGAGTATCCATCTAAATTAATAGGAGACCAATTATTATTTAGTTCTGGTAGATTAATACTTTCAGCTAGAAATGCGGAAATGATATTTTATTCAAAAAAGAATTATGGATTTATTTCCGATGGGGCTCTATCAATTGATAATAGATTGGGTATTGAAGTTAATGTAGGAGCTGATACAAACGTAGCAACTAATGATAGAAATATAAACCTAAATACAGGTAATGGAAAAATTAATTTAGGAAATAAAGAATTAGAGCCAATTGTTAAGGGTAATAAATTAGTAGATTTACTTACAGAATTAATAGATGAAATTGTAAAGCAGAATTACCTAACACCATCAGGTCCATCCAAAGTAGGACCGGAAAATGTTCCAGCTTTTAATTCTATTAAATCTAAGTTAAAAACTATATTGAGTGAATTAAATACAACAGCATAATGTCTTGGCAAACTTTTAAGGATAATATTTTAAGGGTAGCAAATAACCCAGATGGTATACCTGATATAGATACTATTGCAGACTTATATGCAACTGAATACGATGCGGCAATAAAGAGGGGAACTGATACTGTTAATGGTGTAAGTCTAAGACAAGGTAATGTTGATGCTATGAGAGAAGTTTTCAAATCAGCATTACAACAAGGATTATCATCAACATCTCCATATGATTTAGTTGGAGCTATGGGTCCGGGTGTAATTGCATATTGGACTGGAGCGCAATTAAATCAATATCCAATACCAAAAATACCAGCAGTAGGTTCTACACAAAATATATCAGTAACAAGTAATGTTGTAATAAATCCTGGTATTTGGAGTCCTTTTATACCATCACCACCTACCGTTGAACCTGATTTCAAAATGACTGCTGAAGATATAGCAGTTAAACAAGCTGAAAAAGTTGTAGCTGATGAAGCTGCAGCTGCAGGAGATTCTACAGCTGCAGAATATAGTTCGTTATTAGCTACGGAAATTGAATTTTCAGAATATACATCAACCCCAATTCCGCCAGCAGACCCTCCAAAACCAAGATTTGTAGAAAAGAAAATAATTTATGCTAGTGATTCTGAATTTACTGATACAAATCCAAGTTTTACATCCGGTCCAATTGGTCAAAGAATTGTACAGGCTGCAACATTGGATATTGGTATAATGGAAACTGGTACTAAAGCTAATAATGGTGCTGGTAAAAATTATGGTGGTGGTAAGGTTAATGGTGTTAATGGAGAATTACCACCGGGTCAATATGGTAGAATCGATGCTATGATGAAATTAGCAGGTTTGGATAATCCGGCTAAAGTTCAAGCAAGCGGAGAGGGATACTATTGGTGTGCTGGTGCGGTTACGGCTTGGTGGAAATCCGCAGGATTAAAAACTCCACCAGGATCAGCGGGATGTACTAATTGGGCTGCTTGGGCTAAGAAAAATGGAGTGTACTCAAAAGTACCAGCGGTTGGAGCTGCTGTATTATATGGAACTCCTGAACATCATATAGGTATTGTTGCTGCGGTTGTAGATGGCAAAATAATTACTATCGAAGGAAATACAGGCGGAGGGGGATTTAATAGAAATGGATGTGGTTGCTTTAAGAAACAAGTAAATCCAAGTAGAGTTAGTGGATATGTTTTGCCTGATGAAAAATTACTTCAAAAATAAAAAAATATGTCACAATTATCTCCAACAAAAAATACATCTTTAATAGTTGATGATTTTATCAATTATGCAAATGCACATTTGGCATCAGTAGTTGGTATAGTTAATACAGTATCTTTATATCCACCATTAGGTACTCCTGCGCCAGGTGTTGTAAATTGGACCGGTTATAGTGTAGACCCAGCCCAACCAACAGGTACAGCTGAAGACCAAGAAATAGAAGAAGGTGATGATACCCCAATTGTAGAAGGAAAAGCCGTAACGGAGCATGAAAAAGAAAATAATGTAATTATTACAGCTGACCAAACTTTAGCATCGGTATCCGAACAAACTGTAGTTGCTGAATTCAGCGAATATACAGAGAGTCCAGTACCAGCTCCAGATCCTGGTGCATTTGAAAGACCAAGATTCAAACCAAAACCAAGTCCTGTAATATTTGGACAGCAAAGTGCAGACGGTACAGTCCCACAAGCAATAGCAGAAGGACCTCCGCCAAAAATATATGGAAATGTAGGAGCAACAAAAGTACCAGCCCCACCTATATTTAATGGTAAGTATCCAAATGGATATATTGCATTGGAAGCTATGACTGCTATTGAAAATGGAGGGAATTATAGATACAATGGTAAATACTTACTACATCCAGAAGCAGCTATACAATATTTCAAATTAAAAAAACAAGCAAAAACAGAAGGTGTTACTTGGACAATAACATCTGCGTATAGAAGTGTAGCACATCAACAATCATTAGGAACTGGTTCAACGATAGCAAAGCCCGGTAGTTCACCACATGGTTGGGGAATTGCAATTGATTTTTCTGAACGAAAAATCATCTTTATATAGGTGGTTATCTAATAATGGACCTAAATATGGATGGTACAATCCAGCAAGATTAGCTGATGGTGGTGGTGTTGATGAAATGTGGCACTGGGAATATTGGGGATTCTATGTAGCCAAAGTTTAATAAATCCCAAAAATACTTAATTCAAATATTTATAAACATAACAAATAATAAAGTATGAATACGGACAAATTATTAAAAGCCATCCAAATTCTTATTAAAGAGGAACTTAAAGAGCAATTACCTGCTTTAATCAATGAAGGTGTGAAGGCTGAGATGAAAAAAATGTTAGCAGAGGGTAAACAACCTGCTAAACCAAAAACTACTGGATTATCGATGGCTAAAGCTATGTTAGATGATGAGCTTATTGAAGAATCGGTATCTACCAAAGTAGTACCACAAAAACAATTCAGTAAAAACCCAATGATTAACCAAATCCTTAATGAAACACGTGGTGGAATTCCACAAGGAGATGGAGGATTCAGAACAATGAGTTTTGGGCAAGGTGATATGGGTTCTATTGTAGGTAAAACTGCAATTGCTGAAAAAATGGGTTATGGTGATTTAGCGAAAGGACCATCTCCAACAGGATTGGGTGTAAATACCGGAGTACCTGAATTGGATAAAGCATTGAACAGAGATTATTCAGAACTTGTAAAAAGATTTAAGAAATAATGGCAATTATATTAGGTACTAGACTGGTAAAAGATACGGAAACGTATAATGACTATGCAATAGGTATAACTTTACCAATTCAAATATCTAATACTGCTTTTAATCAATCGTTTACTACAATAGAACAACTTAGTTCTAATATAAAAAATTTGTTACTTACTAAAAGAGGTGAACGGCTTATGCATCCGGATTTTGGAAGCGGTCTTCAAGAGATTTTATTTGAACCTGAAACGGATGAAATAGAAACCAAAATAGAAGAAGCTATTATTGGTTCTATGGGCAAGTGGTTACCTTATGTTAATATAGAACAAATTGATATAGATACAAGCGATTCTCTAAAAGATGCAAATACTGTAAATGTATCTCTTACATTTTCAATAGCAGGAGCATCTGAATTGAATACAGTAACTTTTAATGTTTCAGCTGGATAATACTAAATAAAAATGGCAATACAAACTACAAATAAAATTTTTAAGAATAAGGGAAAGGATATAAATTATCTTAATAAAGACTTTGTTGCTTTCCGTGATAATCTTATTGAATTTGCAAAAACATATTTTCCAAAATCATATAGTGATTTTAATGAAACATCACCTGGTATGATGTTTATAGAAATGGCATCATATATTGGTGATGTTTTATCTTATTATGTAGATGATACATTAAAAGAATCTATGATGGTTTATGCAGAAGATTCTGCAAATGTATTGGCATTATCTCAATATTTGGGTTACAAACCAAAAGTAACAGCACCAGCAGTAGTAACGTTATCAGTATATCAATTAGTACCATCGATAGGAAGTGGTGTTAATAATAAACCTGATGAAAAATATTATTTAAGAATAAAAGAGGGAATGACGGTTGAGGCCAATATACCTGATGTAATATTCCGAACAACAGATGTTGTTGATTTTTCTGATAGTGAAAATAGAGAGATAATGGTATATCAAACTGATTCCATTACCGGAGAGCCTGTATTTTATTTAGTTAAAAAATATATACAAGCAATATCAGCTATTCAGATTGAAAATACATATACATTTGGAACATATACTCCATTTCAAACAATAGAGTTGTTAGATACAAACGTTATACAAATTGTTGATGTTAGGGATTCTAATAATAATAAGTGGTACGAAGTTCCATACTTAGCACAAGAAATGGTTTTTATCGATAACCCAAACACAGAAGCTAACGATCCTGATTTGTATCAATTCAAAACAACTGTACCATATATTCTAAAAACATTAAAGACTCCAAGACGATTTGTAACAAAAGTTAATTCTGATAGTACAACTACAATTCAATTTGGTGCTGGAGATGCAACCGCATCCGATGAACAATTGATTCCAAATCTTAAAAATGTTGGATTAGGATTACCTAATTCTATTAGTAGATTGGAAGAATCGTTTGACCCAACAAACTTCTTAAAAACAAAAACATACGGAACATCTCCTGCAAATACATCTATTACAATAAAATATTTAGTAGGTGGTGGTGTTACTTCTAATGTACCAAAAGGAACTTTAATAAAAATCGTAGGATTTGAATTAGATAATGATACTGGTACATTTACACAATCTCAATTATCTGCATTTGATTCTGTTAGGAGTTCATTGGCAGTTGATAATGAAGCAGCTGCAGCTGGTGGACGTGGTGGTGAAACAATAGAAGAAATAAGACAAAACGCTTTAGCAAACTTTGGTTCACAAAATAGAGCAGTAACTGCAAAAGATTATCAAGTAAGAGTTTTATCACTTCCATCCAAATATGGTGGTATTGCTAAAGCATATGCAACCGCCGATGGTACGTTAGATAATAATTCACCATCATCAATATTAGCATCTCCAAATAATTTGCAAGAATTTACTGATTTGGTTATGTCATTTGTAAATAAACCTGATAGTGAAGAACCAACTCAACAAACAGTACAAGAAGAAATAAGAAATTTTTTAGTTGGAAAAACTTCAAATGATAATGAAAAAAATAATCCATTTGCTATAAACTTATATTTGCTTGGATATGATACAAATAATAATCTTACACCTATTAATAGAGCTGTTAAAGAAAATTTGAAAACATATTTGAATGAATATAAGATTTTAACAGATGGTGTTAATGTAATTGATGGGTTTGTAATAAATATTGGTTTGAATTTTGAAATAACAGCTTATAAAAATTATAATAAAAGTGAAGTATTAACTAATTGTATAAGTGAATTAAAAAGATATTTTTCAATAGATAATTGGACATTCAATCAAACAATTAATTTGAGTGAAGTAGAATTATTAATATCTAATGTAGAGGGTGTATCATCCGTACCTATGTTAGAAGTAACTAATAAATGTGGTGGCAATTATGCACCAAATTCATATAATATAACAGCGGCAACTAAAGGTAAGATAGTATATCCATCTTTAGACCCTTCGGTTTTTGAAATTAAATTTCCGGATTCGGATATAAGAGGGAGGGTAAAATAATATGTATAATTTTATAACAGCATCAAAAGATGCATCAATATATTTACAACAACCAAATCAAAATACTGGTTTAGACGAGATATTAGAAGTTAGTAAAGTATATTATGGTAGTGTTAGGGATTATTCAAGAGCATTAATAAGATTTGATTTATCTTACTTATCGCAATCAATTGTAGATGGTAACGCTAAATTAGATGAAGTTACTCTTGTTATGAGAGAAACTCAAAGCGAAGAAATCCCATTAGAATATACATTATATGCACATGCGGTATCTGGTAGTTGGGATATGGGTATTGGTACTAGATTTGATGAAATATCAACGGCTGGAGTTACTTGGAGATATAGAGAAGGTGATAGTAAAAAGCTTTGGCTGGGTGATGTTACGACTGATGGAATACTACCTAATTTAGCTCCAGGTTCAACTGGTTCATATGATGGTAGAGGTGGAGTTTGGTACTCAGCATATACAGCTCAACAAGAGTTCTCATATACAACAGCTGATATCCATATGGATGTTAAAAACATAGTTCAAAGTTGGGTAAGTGGTTCTATAAAAAATGATGGATTTATAATAAAGTTCCCAACGATAAAAGAAACAGATACCAAAGATTATGGTATTGTTAAATTGTTTAGTAAAGAAACTCACACTATATATCAGCCAAAAATTAGAATTGGATGGGATGACCAAATATTTAACACAGGTTCTTTATCAGCATTAGTTGATGAAAATATTAAAGTTGGTATTACTAACTTTAAGAAAGAATATAAATTAGGTACACAACCTAAACTTAGAGTATTTGGTAGGGAATTATATCCGTTGAAAACTTTTGTAAATCAATTTTCATATAAAACAAAAAAATATTTACCGGAAACAACATATTATCAAATTAAAGATTTTAATTCTAATGATATTATAATTCCATTTGGAGAATATTCTAAAGTTAGTTGTGATAGTGATGGTAATTATATAAAGTTAGATTTACGAAATTGGGAAACTAATAGAGTATATAAAATAGAATTTAAGATTGATATAGATGGCTCTGTTCAATACTTTGATGATGATATCACTTTTATTGTTGTAAATTAATTTATGAAAAAAACAGGTTTACAAAACGAAGAACTAATTGGTAAAATTTTGATTAGTGGTTCTTTAGGAATCAAATCAAAAAGTACATATGGCATCAACTTATTTGAAGAATTTGATGTTAAAGACGGAGTTACTGCTGCAAAACTTGTTAAGCCAAAATATGATAATGCTGAATTATTAAAATCAATAGATACTGAAATAGTTGAATTAATACCAATTACAGCACCTGAACTACCAGATACTGTATTACGTTCTATATACAATGATGCAACTCAATCTATAATAAATTTAACAAATGAAATTCAAGACTTAAATGTTGAAATATCAGATTTAACTGGTAAGGTTAAAGAGTTAGAAATTGTATCTCAAAGTTTGCGTGTGGAAGTAGATAACCAAGCATTAATTGCAGCCGCATCTCAAAATCAAACTACAACAGCAACTTCTAAAATACAAACAACTATTGTTGAATTACAAAACGCTATACAAAAAGCAACCTCCGAAGCTATTCAAAGAGTATCATTGTTTGCAAGAAATCAATCTCTTAAAGAACAAAATGATTTACTTAGAGAAGAATTATTTGGTAAAAAGGCAAAGTTAGAAGCTGGAGCTGTTTCAACTGGCGATTTGGCAACTATAAAATTTGAGAAGGCCCCACTATCAAATAATAATATTGATAATAAAACATATTATATTATATTAGATAATGACCATGGAACTTTGAAAGGTGCAGGTGGTATATCTGAAACATTACATAGTAAGTTTATAGAAGTATATGCGGTTGCTAGTGATGTGACAGTTGAATTAGCAGATGCACTTGGAGTTTGGGAATGGACACCTTCGGCAAAAGCAACCGTAGCAAAAGGAAAAACTCAAAAGTTTGAATTAAAACCATCTGTTAAATTAAATACAAAAATGGATGGTGGTTGGAGAACTTGGATTGGTACAATTGCTAGTAGATATAATACATATGATTCTATTTTGAAAATAAAAGTTTCATCGGAAGGCAAAACTACAGAAGAAAAAGAGTTTTTAACAAGAGTATATAATTATAGATTATAAAATATGGCTATACAATTTTTTAAGGATGTAGTTGATTCGAAAGGATATCGAATAAATTCAAAAGATAGAGAAATCTTTGAAAGAGGAGATTTGCAATCTTTTTTTGGATTAAGTGATGCCGATGCGATAGAATTTATAATCTATGATGTAAACGATAACCAATTACCACAAGAAAAATATGGGTTGGTTCGTTATGTACCATTGACAACACAAAACATTAGAGATTACTTTTTAATAGCAGATGGTACACTATTTCAAGCTTTTAATTTTCCAAACGAATATTTTATCGATATCGAAAGATTGATAAAAGAGGCAGGCTATAATAATGGTATTTTCAAAACGCAAATAACTCTTGTAAATAAAAGAGTTGGTAGTGATTCTAAATTTGATAAATTATGGATATCTGAAATATCCCCATCAAGAACAGAAGTTAGATTACTTCCTCTAAAAAGACCAGAGACTATTAATAGTGAACTATTTGAAAGATATGGTATATTTTTAAGAGATGGTGAATTTAGAGAGGATACAATTGTATATGCAATTAATTTTATTGAAAAAGTAAATCCATCATTAATAGCAACAGCAATAAAAGCAAAGTATTCAGATGAGTGGTTTAATAAAATGCGAAACGAATTCAAAATACAAAGTTTTGATATATTTGTTAATAATGTTCATAACAAATTTATGCAATCTGCAATATATGAGTTTACTAATAGAATATCGGATGTAAAGGATTTGAATTATGGAAAACCTAAAGCAACTAAACCAACGTTAGAATTATCAAAAAATACTATAAAAGATACTTGTTATAAATTAGTGATAAAAGCTATTGATTATTATTTACTTACGCCTGATGTTGTATATGGAACTACTTATGATGTTGGTACGGATGAAAGTTTGGATATAGTTGGTCAGGTTTTACAAAGAACAGCATCTGATATAAATATTGATACAACTCCACCTGAAATTAAACAAGTGGAGCGTATTAAAGTAAAACAGCTTGATAAAGAAGTTAAATTGGAAAAAGAAAAGGAAAAGGAAATACCACCTGCACCAGAACCAACTCCATTAGAACCACAACCAGACCCAGAACCAATACCTAAATTTAATCCTCCGGTTGAATCTCCATCATATGGTGGAGGTGGCGGTGGTGGTGCCTACTTTGAGAGAGATTATGGAACTGGTTATGGTAGAGAGCAAGTATTTGAGAGAGATATGAGACAAAGAGAAAATATACAATAAAATATTTATTAAATAATAAAAATGGTAGGATTATCAGATATGGATGTAATAGCAGGTACGCAGCAATCCTTTTACGGAGACAGTGGCTTTGAAATGGGCGGCGGTAATACTGGTGTTATACTAACATACGGTGGTGGTGGAGGTGGCGGCGGTAGTGCATATAATCCACCGATAGATAAATCTGCGCCTGTTGGTACTGTTAATTCCGATTTTCAAAATTTATTAAATATATCATCTAATATACCTGGTGCTAGTATTTTAATGGATGGGGAACTTACATATAAAGTAACTCCCGAAAGAATAACAAATTTACTTAGTGATATTATACTCAAAGGTGGTAAGAGAACAATTACTGTTGAGAAAGAAGGATATACAACGGATGAGCAATATATAATTAATGTAATAAATAATCCGGATTATATTCCAATATATGGAAACTTTAATATAAATCCTGCCTCATCTATATTTGGTGGAATGAGTGGTAATACTGGAGTATCTGGATTATCATTTGGATTTGGTAGTGATATATCATATAGTGGTTATAATAATAGCAATTGGTCATATACAAATACTCCACCATATAAATTTAGAGTACAATATTATAATAGTGGGACTGTAACAAATATTGATTATGAGTCTGTAGACCAAATTCAAAATTTATCGTTTACATTAGTAAAAAAATCTATTGTAGTAGATGAACCAGCATTACCAAAATATAAAGTAACAGTAACGGCTGATAGTTCTGATAGAATATTAATTATTAAAAATAGTACTGATAGTACGCTTTTATCGGCAGGTGTAGTTAGTATACTTGGAGATGATGGTGATACCTTAACATTATCATCAAACGATTTATTAAAGTATAGAATTTCAAAAATAGAAATTAGTTCTACTAATAAAAAAACTCAAATATTAGAAGCAAATAGTGCTACGGATAGTCTTGAATTAGATAGTTTATCTGCTAAGATAACATTAGATGCGGATTATAATATTGTTGTTACTACTGAACCAGTATTTGTACCAACAAAAGCAGTACCATCGATAGAATTGACAAATCCTAATTATGATAGGATTTATAATATAAATACAAAAGCAGATATACCAATTGGTATTAAAGGTGGTATTGCTGTTGAAAAAGTAACAGCTTATGTAAATAATGAAAAATTTACATTTGATAAACTATTCGATGGTAGTACTGAATATGCAGGTATTATAATACCAGCAAAAGTATTTACTATAATTGGAAATTATAAAATAATATTAGTACCTTCAAATAGTGAAGGTGATGGTGCTATTCAATATAAAGTATCCATCGGAATTACGAGGTCCTGATTATGTGGGTACAAATGTAAACTTCGAAGTATCTTGGGAATCTAAGAATACAGATTATATAAGACTTTTTAGTGGAGAAGGATATATGCAATTACCTAGCACAGGTAAGCAAGAACTAAACGTTCAAACAATGCTTAACTTAGCTAATGGTAACTATTCTGAAAATGAAACTACAATATCATTCCAATTAAAATTAGTTCCATATAATGTAAGTGGTAAAGAAATTGTTGTAGGTAGAGATGAAATAATTACTATTAAATTCAATAAAGGAAAATTAACAATTCCTAGAAATGTTGCTCTTAATAGAATTAGTGAAGCATTCAAATATCAAATTGATAATATTGAAGTTGATGGAGATTCATCAAAATACTTAACACACTTACTACACTTTGGTAATGGTGATAATAAAATTATTACTACATGGACAGGAAGTGAAGGTTCTATTATTGCAAAATTATATGAACCATTAGCCACATCAATAGAAGAAAATCAGCTTGTATGGATTTCTAAATTACAATCAAATCCTGTAATTGAAACATCCACTATTGTGGGTGAATTAAAAGATTATTGCCCACCACTAAAAGGACCTAATTTTTCATTAGAGCCTGATAATGGGATTGGATATAAAGTATTTGATGATTTACTAGCAACTGGTTCATTAACATCAACTGATTTAGTAAATAAATTTGCAGAAAGTGTTGGAATTGATACAACTCAAATAAATGTACAATATGTAAGTGGTTCAAACTATATGTTTGAAAACTTTACAAATTTTAGTTCTGCTGAAGAAAGAGTAAATAACTTTTTATATAAAGTAGAATTAATAGAAAGTTATCAAAGTAGATATGATGCATTAGCTAAACCTACTATAAGTAATTCCAATTGGACAGGTTCAGCTTCTGTAATATCCGAAGCAACTAAATTAATAGATTATACAAATCAAATAAAGAAAGGATTTGACGGGTTTGAATACTTCTTATATAACGATTCAAGTTCATCTTTATCATATCCAAAGTTAAATGGTGTTCCTAAAAGTTCAACCGATACTGAAGTTAAAGCTTGGTATCAAGCAATTGTATCTGAAGCTGAAGTATATGATAGAGAAAATCCTAATTACTTAGTAAACAATTTGCCTGAATATCTTAGAGATGATTACGAAAGTAAAGATTTCTTATCTTTCTTAGATATGATGGGCCATCATTTTGATGTAATTTGGACTTATATTAATGGATTAAACCAAAATAAAATATTAGAACATAAGCCTGTTAAGGGTATGATGGATAAAATGGTCTATCATATGCTTGAATCAATGGGATGGGAAGGTAAGAGAGCATTTGATTCTCAATTCCTATGGGAATATGCATTTGGTAAAAATAAAGATGGTTCTCAAAAATACGGAATGTCTTTATCTGATGCAAATGATGAAGTTTGGAGAAGAATATTAAATAACCTACCATATCTATTGAAACATAAAGGAACGGGTAGAGCTATGAAAGCTATTATGGCTTGTTATGGTATTCCTCAATCTATGTTGACAATAATGGAGTTTGGTGGACCACAAGACCCAACGGGTGGTGGTGTTACTAAATTTACTTTTGATGATAGAACAGCTGCAATACGTTTGGATGAAAATTCAAGTGTAAAAATTCCTTGGCATACAACCCCATCTACTTTAGATTTTCCAAATTGTGTAGAATTCAGAATAAGACCTAGTTCAAGTATAGATACGGTAGCAACTTTAATATCTGGTAGTGAATTTACGTTAGATTTGGTTCAAACTACTGGTTCTTTTTATAAATTAGAATTAAATTTTGGAGGAAACGATTCTACATCAACTTATTTTGTAACATCTGGATTATATGTTCCATATGTTGATATAACATACGCATGGGGACCTGAATTAAAAACAGGAAGTTTAGATTTCCCACTTTCAACAGAATATTATTCAAATGTAGCTATTAATAGATACAACTATTCTGATAGTACATCTTTATATGAAGTTTGGTTAGGTACATCCGATGGTACTAGAATAGTTACATCGGTGAGTATGTCAATATTATATAATGATAATCAATGGGATACTGGTTCTACTTCAAATCTTGTTGTGGGTGGTGATGGTTACTCTGGAGAATTAGATGAATTCCGTTTGTGGAAAGTTCCTTTAGAAAGAAGTAAATTTGATAATCATACACTATTCCCAGATGCTATAAATGGTAACTCATATACAGCATCTACTGCAGATTTATTATTCCGTTTAGATTTTGAATATCCAAAAGATAGAACATCCGATAATAATATTAAAAACGTATCAATTAGTACTGAATATGGAGAGATTTATGCATATGCACAAAATTTCTATTCAGCATCAGCATATCCATATCAGTATCAGCCATATGATAGAACTGTAACCGCAAACGTACCATCTTTAGGATTTAGTTACGGAAATAAAATAAGATTTGAAGATGTTGAGCTTGTTGGTGACCTTTCATATAAAGCTAGAGCAACTAAAAAATCATTTGATAGAGCTCCAATAGATTCATCTCGTTTGGGATTGTTCTTCTCTCCAATTAAGGAGTTGAATATGGATATCTTAAAGACATTTGGAGATTTTAATATTGATAACTATATTGGAAATCCTGGTGATGAATATAAAGATAAATATTCTGAATTAGAAACGTTAAGAAATTATTATTTTGAAAGACTGGATAGGAACATAAATGAGTACATTCAATTGGTTAGATACATTGATAAATCATTATTTGATGTATTAACTGATATGGCTCCTGCTAGAGCAAAGGTATCCAAAGGATTATTAATAGAACCTCACTTTTTAGAAAGAAATAAAACTAGATGGGATAAGCCTGTATCTGAAAGAAATGATTATGAAACTTTTATAACTATCGATGATAACAATAGTATAGAATCTACATATGAAGTTAAGGAAGCTTATTTGAATTTAGAAGATAGAGCAACATTATCGTATGAATTAAATAATTACGAAACTATTATTAATTTAGAAGAAACTAGAATAGAAACTGAAACTCCATTCTATGATACTTTAATAGAATTGTTGCCGGAAGATATTGCAGAAGCAACCGCACCTATGTATGATGTAGCAATCGATGTACCAACTGGTGAAACTTTAAGTGGTGAGGCTGAATCATTCAAATCAGAACAAATTGGTATGGATAAAAATTCATTAGCTAATTTAGGTTTTGGACTTTATGGAAATGGTGGTAGAACTAAAGTTACTGTATTTGATGATGTATTTGGAAATACTACATCAAGTATTCAAAATGTATTCTTGACAAAAAACCAATCAGTTATAAAAGTACCAACTCAAATAGAAGGTTATCCAGTAAATGGAGCTTTACCAGGTCAGCAGGTTAAATATACGGATATCGAAGTTGTAAAATATAATTACAAAGTATCTATTGTTCCGCTTACTCAAACTGTTTCAGCCGGTGGTGATGTTACTGAAGTTGTAGCTCTTAATGGGTACTTCCCATCTCACTATCGATTTACTAATAATTTAGGTGAAGGAATGATTCGTTCATTTTGGAAAGGTTCTCAGCAAACCGCAGCAACTACTCCAGATGGATTAGACCCAGTAGAAACATTTACAACTAATCCTAACATCCTTAGAGTGGCTAAGACTGGTAGAGGTAGTGGTGAACCAATACTTGAAGTGGATTAAGATTGAAAATATTAAATAGTTATATTTATTTTAGATAATAGATTAAAACAAAATCAAATGGCATATTTAGATAATACCGAAATAACAGTTGATGCAGTTCTTACCAAAAAAGGTAGACAAAAACTAGCATCCGGTCAATCACTTAACATAACCAAATTTGCGCTTGGGGATGATGAGATTGATTATACATTGTATGAACCAGCACACCCAAAAGGTTCGGCTTATTACGATTCAGCAATCAGAGCTATTCCTATTACGGAAGCTAGTCCTGATGAAACTCAAGTATTGAGATATAAATTAGTTACACTTCCAAAAGGAACAACTCAAATTCCTTTAGTATCTTTAGGTATTAATGCAATTGGTGTTTACCAAAATGAAGGTGGTGTAGGTATGACTCCTACTACTTCCCCTGCTGGAAACCAAAACGCTGGATACACTGTTGTATTGGCAGACCAAAGAGCTGGTACATTGACTGTTACTAGAGGAGCAACAGCAGCAGGTTCGGTACCTGTATTCTTAGGAGAAGAAATAACTACAACTGCGCAAGTTGTAAACGGATTAGAATTTAGATTCACTCCAAATCCAAACTTAACAGGAGATGTTAAAACAACAATCACTGTATATGGTAACGAAACTGGAGGTTCTCAAACTATTCCTGTAACCGTAACTTATAAAGCATAAAAAGAGATAAGAAATGGCACTAATAAACGACCCAAATATAACCTCGCAGATAGCATCATTGGCTAACGCAGGTCAAATTGATACAAACCAAATCGTATCTCTATTAAACACTGTATTACCAGCAGGACAACAAATATCTACCAATACAGGTGGAGTTACTACTGGTGTATATAAAAGATTTGGTGATTTTGATAAAGTAAACGCAAAAGTTGAAGTGGTAACTACTGGATTATGGACTGGTGATTCTGGTTCTTTAACAGCATTCTACACATCATCAACTCAAGCAGCACAAAATAGTTCACAATACTATTTGAATGTATATCAAAAAAATCCACA